AGATGGATCAACAGTTCCTGTCCTTGAACTACCAGATATAGGATCTGCACCTAAAACTATAAGATGTCTGTCAACTTCTGAAGTTAGAACTTGTAAACCTACTGTAGGAACCAAGTTAGCGCCAGAAACAGCAGATAATTCGACGGCTCTAGTGCTTACGCCGTTATTTTCTACCCATCTATATATACCACCTCCTCTAGCATTTATAATTAAATTTTCGCCAAAATTGTCATGTGTCCAAAGTCTAAGCTGGTTATTGCCTCCTAATGCGGTAGCTGAACCCCATCCTCCTGACCCCCAAGAATCTGCTCCCCAACCAGTCGATTGGACATAAACATCCAAACCTACGTTTATTTGATATGCTCCAACCACGGAACTACCGCCATTACCTCCACCTGTTGATGGGTCATCACTACTATTTGCAGTTACAGTTGCACCTGATGTGTTTTTTGCTTCTATTGTGTAAGAGTTAGCGTCTACTATAGTTGCAATTTGATATTCTTGATTAAGGACTGCGGAGTTTACATTCCCACCTAAACTAGATGCACCACTAAAAGTAACAAAATCATTTTGAGCTGCACCGTGACTTGAATCAGTCACAGTTATAGTAGAGCTGCCATTTGTAGCTGAAAAAGTTACATCTCCCGCAGAAGTCGTTAACCTTAAAGGTGTAACATCATAAAAGAGAAGACCTAACTTGATATAGTATTTGAGATTAGTTCCTATACCTAGATATTTACTACCACCTAAAGAAATCCAATTATGTAATGCCCTAGCAGTTCCCAAGTACGTAGATTCTGTTAATTTTTCCCAGCCTCCAAATTTTTCTACTCTGCCATCTCTAAACCTAATTAGATTACAATCAAACCAACCACCCTCATTACTGTAAGCTGTACCCTCTCTATTTATGCCTGGTCTAAATTGTACTTTTGAGTATGGCATTTATACATTTTCCCAATTTTTACCTTCAAAAAGTAAAGCCTCTGCTTCCCTTCTTCTTACCAATCCTTGCAAAACTTTACCACCCGCTTTGTTCCAGCGTTTTATTTGATAAGGTATATCATCATATTTTCCAGCATTTAAGCAAGCTAACATAGTGGAATCTTTTAAATTTGTTGGTCCTAAGTTATATACCCAACAAACTAAAGCGTCAAACTGACATTGTTCTAAAGGTACCTCTACAAAACTATTTATATATCCTTCATATTCAGGCATTTCTTCTTGCAACAAATGATCAGCTTCCTCGTTATTTATTTTATCTCCTTCTTTAACATCTTTAGTATGGCCATATCCTATAGTCCAAACGCCAGCTGGACAGAGATATGATTCAAGAGCGCATCCTTCAAACTTTTTTATTAGCGATAATCCTGCTTCAGATATATTCATATTAGCCCCATTTTTTAGTTTTTGTTCCGCCGTCATAATCGACAGCAAGGTTTTCCTTTTTAAGCAAATCTGCGATATTGCCTTTTTTACAAAAAACATCTGCCAATACTCTACCATATTTGTCAGTACCATAAGATTTTATTGTAAGTTCGCCAACTAGCCATTCTTTAAGTTTTTGTTTTGCGAGTAAACCCAGCTCTTTTTCTTTTGTTCTTTCTGGATATTTTTTGATGTTTATCCTAGACTCTGGAGTATCAATCTTTGCTATCCTTACTGATTTGTTGTGTAACTGCACTGAAAATCCTAGATCAATAGTCTCAAGCCTGATAGTGTCTCCATCAGTTACTGATCGTAAGGTGCATTTATAAACAAAAGCGTCTGGTGATTTATTCATTTGTAGGTTGTTTGGTAGTAACTTTTCTATAATAAACCACAACGTCTTTTAGTTCTGTTATGTACCTTTTTATTTCTTGCATGTTGTAAGCCATAACTTCGTAATCAGGTATTGTCATTGCTAAAAAAACCAGCTCCCCTTCTTGCTTTTCTATCCTAGCTAATTGTTCATCTTTATTTTCAGGCGTTACTGCTATCCATTCTGGCTGTTTAAGATCTATTTCTCTAGGCATAATAGGTTGGACTATTTTCCTTTCAATAGGCTTTGCTGAAACTTGTATTTGTTTAGTTGGGATTAGGCTGCAACTGCAAGCCATCATCGAGATCATCAACAGTGCCGCTAATTTTCTCGATGTCTTCCATGATATGTTTTGTACCATTGTTTATTTTTCTCTCCATTTCTGTAGGATCAGTCAAAATTTTAGCAGTTAGCTCATAATTTTGTATGAATTGTGTATATCTATTCAGCTCTCTTTGTGCCGCTTGGCTTTTTACAGTAAGGTCTTGTAGTTGTTGTGTCTGTAGCTCAAAGTCGGCTTGTATTGATTTTATTGCTTCCTCTTGTGTAGCTACTGCGCCTTCTAAAACAGCGTTGTTTGCTTGCAAAATTTGGTTTTGGCTGAAAAAATAATAACTAGCAGCTGCTAATACTATTATTATTCCTATTAATACTTGTTGCATAGTCCGCCACTACCTCAGTTAATATTAGTTTGCTAAAGGATTTTTATTACTATCTTCTAGTTTTTCCATGTCTACCTGCAGACGCTCAACACTAAGAGTTAAACCAGCTATACTAGCTTTCAAATCGCTATTGTCGGGTATGACCAAGCTATCTATAGATTTATTTATATACTCAACGGACGTTTCTATAGCGGCAAACCTTTCTTCAATTATCTTTTGAGCGTTTTCTGTGTCTCCTATACCGCCTATTTGTGCCTCGAGGTTCTCTAACCTGTTAACGTAAGTAGCCCCTGTATAACCGAAACCAGCTAGGGTTGCTACAATCGATGCCAAAGCTATAAGTTGTGCTAATTTTGATTCTAAAAAGTTCATAGGTTCACCTGTTCATCTATTATATTTTGCATTTTATTTATGCTTGTATTCGATAAATTGTAATATGCACCGCTGTTATCATCAATCTTTGCGTCAGAATAAATAACCTTACTTTCATACCACAAGTTTTGATCAGGTAAGCTAAAATCTTTGTATCTATCAAACCCAGGTACGTAACCCAAATACGCAACAAAAGCTGTTTGATCGGCATATTCACCAGATTCTTGTTGTTCTTGCTCCATCTCTTCTTGCTCTTGTTTTATGTTGTTAGCAATAATTTGATCTGCTATTTGGTCAGCCTCAGAAGATGTCATAACATTAGATGTAGCAGATAAAATTTGGCCTTGTATATCGTTAATCTGTACGTCAGACATAATAGAATCATCTAACGTAACCAAAGGGGTAATCGTAATAGAATTTCCACCTATAGTATCTGTACCATCACTCATCTGTAAAACAGTATTGTTTTGAACATTTGCTGACAATATTTGGTCTGATATTGACGGAGAGGACGAAGTGCTGATACCACCTGTTTGATTTACCTCTGTATTACCTGCATTGTTTTGTGTGGTATAGCTGTCTGTTGCGGTTCTCAAAGTTTGTGCTACTACCCTTAAAGCTCTAGATATACTGTTGCCTTTTGGATTTTCCTCAAAAGTTTCAACAATTTCTTCAATGAGTTCTTCATCTAATATTTCTTCAATTTGTTCTTCAATCTCTTCTTCTGCTAACAATTCTTCAATAACTTCTTCTTCGATAATCTCTTGTATTATTTCCTCTACTACTTCTTCTTCAAGTATCTCTTCAATATCTTCCAATATTTCATTTTGTGTAAAAACCTCAATTAATTCTTCTGCGTCAAATACATCTACAACATCAACATTACTCACGATAGATATGCTTTCAATAATTGGATCGTACGTATCCAACACGTTTATTATTGGTTCTATAAATAATTCATCTTCAGAAAAAAAATCAAAAGTCAAATCTTCAAAAGCTTCTACCTCGTTAAAATCTTCAAAAGGTTCTGTGTATAAAATTACTTCATCCTCTGTTATTTGATATGTTTCTGGTTCATCAAAACCGTTTTGTGTAACCATCACAGCAATTATTTCTGGTATATAACCCGAACAAGTTGGACTGTATTGTGGGTCTTGGTCACATTCAAAATCCC